CCCGTGCTGCTCCTGCTCGGCAAAAGCCAGTGCTGGCGCTGGATGAGCGGCGACCGCACGCCATGGTATGCGGGCCACAAGATATTCCGGCAGGCCACGGTCGATCAGTGGCCGATGGCTGCGGTACGGGCTGAGCTGCAGAGGATGATGCATTGACCGACGAGGACAAACTGTCGATCGCCCAAGGCCGCGCCAGCCGCGCGCAGAACCTCCTGAACGACGATATGCTCACCGAGGCGTTCAAGACGCTGGAAGAGGCCTACACGCAGGCCTGGCGCTCGACCCTCGTCGAGGACGTCGGCGCCCGGGAAAAGCTGTTCCTCGCCGTGAATATCGTAGGCAAGGTCCGTGACCACCTCGAAAAGGTGCTGATGAACGGCAAGTTGGCCGCGGCCGAACTGAAGCAGATCGCAGAAACCGCCGAGCGCAAGAAGCGCTTCGGCATCATCGGCTAACCCAGGATCATCCATGTCTGAAGACACCAGCGCGCCAGCCGGCGCGGAAGTCACCACGCTTGCGCTCCCCGCAGATGCGCCCGCCTCTTTCGAAGGCGTCGACGCCGCGCGCGATTATCTTGCATCCCTCGCTGAAAAGCGAAAGAATCCCCCCGCTGAGCGCGCCGATCCGGCGACCTCGGCTACTGAATTGTCCCCCGAGGACAACGCCGACCCGCTCGAAGCGGCTCCCGGCGAGGATGAGGACGCCGACCCCGAGGCCGAAAGGCCGGAGCCCATCGCGCGCCCGAAGTCTTGGACTGAAGCCGAGGAAGCCGAGTGGCAGGCCACGCCTCGCGCGCTGCAAGAGAAGATTGTAGCCCGTGAACTGGACCGAGACAACGCGCTCCGTCGTGCTCAGAACGAAGCCGCTGAAAAGCTCAAGGGCCTCACGGCCAAGGAGCAACAGGCGGAAGAGGCAAGGCAGAAGTACGAAGCCAAGCTTCCCGAAGTCATGCAGACTTTGGTCGAAGTCAACAACCGCGACTATGCCGACATCAAATCGCAGGCCGACATCGACACCCTCGTTCGGGCGATGAACAGCTATGCGCTGACTGATCCGGTGCAGGCCCAGCAGATCAATGCGTATCTGACGGGCTGGCAGATGCATCAGCAGAAGATGGCGGCAACGAAGCAGGAACTTGACCAGACCAACGCACGGAAGGCCGACGAAACGCGGAAAGAGGCTCTCGATCGCAAGACCCGGGAGAACTCGCTGCTGATCGAAAAGGCGCCGGAGTTTGCAGACCCCAAGAAGCTCGCAGCCGCCCAAAGCGAAGCCGTCCAGATGTTCCGGGACAAGGGCTTCAGCGAAGACGAGTTGGCAAAGCTGGACGTCCCGTTGCTAGACGACCACCGCATGCAGCTCATCATCGCTGACGCGCTGAAATACCGGGCCATCGTCGCGGCCAAGGCGGAAATTCCCGGCAAAGCTGCCAAGTCTGTTCCCCCCGTTCTGCGGCCCGGAGTGTCGCGCCAATCCGGCGAGTCCAACTCCGCACGTATCCAGGCCCTCGATTCCAAACTCAACAATTCCGGCTCCATCGATGACGCTTTCGCCCTTTTGCAGGCGAAGCGCAGCGCAGCGGCACGCCGGGCATCATAAGGACTGAACGACAATGGCTCTCCCGACCTCCACGCTTGCCACCTATCAGGCGATTGGCAACCGCGAAGACCTCACCGACATGATCTACCGCATCGACCCCACGGATACGCCGTTCATGTCCGGCGCTGCGAAGGAAAAGGCGACCGCCGTCCTGCACGAATGGCAGACCCAGGCGCTAGCCGCCGCCGCTTCGAACGCCCAGCTCGAAGGCGACGACCCCACCACGAACGCCACCACCGTGACTGTCCGCCTCGGCGGCCGCTGTCAGATCAGCTACAAGGTCGCCCGCGTGTCGGGAACCCAGCAGTCCGTCCAGCATGCCGGCCGTGACAACGAGCTCGGCTATCAGGAAATGCTGAAGGGGCTCGAGCTCAAGCGCGACATGGATACCGTGCTCGTCGGCCTCAACCAGGCCCCCGTGACTGGCGACACCACCACGGCCCGCCAGACGGCCTCGATCCTGTCGTGGATCAAGTCCAACACCTCCAAGGGCACCGCAGGCGGCGCGGCCGATCCGGCCACGTCCGGCACCAACTCGCGCACGGACGGCACGCAGATCGCGTTCACCGAGGCGCGTCTGAAAACCGTCCTGTCAGCAATCTGGACTGCGGGCGGCAATCCGAACGTGATCTTCACCGGCGCGTTCAACAAGCAGGTGTTCTCGACCTTCACCGGCCGTGCGTCGCCGATCGAGGACACCAAGGCCAAGAAGATTACCGCATCGGTTTCGGCCTACGAATCCGACTTCGGCGTTCTGCAGGTCAAGGCCAACCGCTTCCAGCGCACCCGTGACGTGCTGGTGCTCGAAATGGGCAAGTGGGCGGTGGCCTTCCTCAACGGCCGCAACATGATCTCGATCCCGCTCGCAAAGACCGGCGATTCGGATCGGCGTCAGATCCTGTCGGAATACGCGCTCGAAAGCCGCAACGAGAAGGCTTCCGGCGGCGTCTTCGACTGCACCGACTCGTGAGCCATCGGGGCCGGTTAGCGCCGGCCCCTTTCACCCTTGAAAGGAATCCCCGATGAGCACGATTTTCACCCGCAATTACGATTCACCGGCGACCACCATCCCGGTGGCCGATTCGGTCATTCCCTGCATGACGTCCGGCGGCGTTCCGGGAACGGTGCGTCATGACCAGCTGACCGCGCTTGCCGGCAAGACCCGGCTCTACAACGTCGGCCCCGGTAACCTCGGCGCGCTGACCGCGATCGATACCAACGGCCGCGCCGGCGTCGCCAATACGATGTGGTTCTCGGACGTTTACGTGCCCTATACCGCGGTTCTCCTCGGTATCGGCGTGCTGAACGGGACCACGGTCGGCACCACCAAGGCAATCGTCTCGCTCTACAATGCGGCCGGCACGCTGGTAGCCAACTCGTCCGTGACCGGTGGCGGCGCGGTGACCGCGGGCGCCTCTGTCTTCCAGCAGCGCGCTTTCGTCTCGGCTTATACCGCCAAGCCCGGGCAATACTGGATCGGCGTCATGCCGGACAGCACCACGGACACCTGGCGCACGATCCAGGCCGCGACCTGGGTCGACACCAACACCGGCACGGTTGCCGGCGTGGCCGCCACGGCGACCCCGACCATTACGCCCACCACCACTTTCACCGCCTCGCTCGGCATCCTCAGCTACGTCTACACGGCGTAAGGACGGTTCAACATGGCTCTTCCGAACACCCATCCCATGCTGCAGGAGCGTTACCTGCAGTCCTCGACGAACTCGATTGCCAGCACGCCGCTGGCTTGCGCCATGCGTGCGCCGTTCCGCTGCCGGGTCATTCTGGTCAGCGGCGTGTCGCATGGCGCGTTCACGACCGATTGCTCGGTCGCGGTCGCCATCATCCCGGCGGTTGCCGGGGGCACCGCGCCCGGCTCTGGCACGGCAATCACCGGCTCCCCGATGACGCTCACCGCATCGAATAGCGCAGCCGGCACCAGCGCGACCATGACGCCGACCGGCGCCAATATCGCCAATGAGGGCGATCTGATCACGTTCACGCCCTCGGGATCGACGGGAACGACGATCGGCGGCACGTTCTACGCTCACGTCGTTCCGGCGTAACGCAGATGGCTGTTCAATCCGCGATCGGTCGTCTCGAAACGACGCAGACGATAGCCTTTGACGGGACTACGGCTATCGCGAACGCTTTTGGGGGCAAGACGTTTTGGGTTCGATTGGTCTCCAATTCGGCGTGCAATTTCAGGATTGGCGACGGCGTGCAGACCGCCACCGCCGCCGATCCATTCTTGCCAGCGAATTGGGAAACCGTCGTGGTGGTATCGCCCGGCCAGCGTATTTCTGCCCTGAAGGCTGCGACCGGCGGCCTCGTCACCGCGACCGCCGGCACGCTCTGGGTCACGGAGCTCTCGTGATGCTCGACACGAACATCTTGCTTGACCCGAACGGGCAGGATCTAGCGATCAAGCATACCCAGGATGTCGAGCCCATCCTCGACCACAACAAGCTGCTCCGCACCATGGAGCAGCCGAGCGATTGGGGCCGGCACATCGCCGAAATCCCCAACGTGCTCTATGTGAAATGGCTCGACGAGGAGCACGCGCGCGGCAACACGAACCTGAGGCTGTTCACGCCCGAGTTCGATGCGCTCGTGAAAAAGAAGCTCTACGACCCGGAATGGGCCTACCTCCGCACCGATAAGCCCGCGCTGCAAGCCGGCTGGAGTGCTGGGCTGCTGTGATCTGCCGATTCCTCAACCGAAGGAGACGACGACGAATGGCCGACTTTTCCCGCGTCATGGACCTGCTGACGACCCTCGCCGCCAAGGTCGACGAGCTCAACGCCAAGATGAACGCACCGCCGCCCCCGCCTCCCGCTGACGAAGACCAGCCGAAGGTCGACGCCATGGCTGACGGCATCGCCGCGATCATCGCCAAGATTCCGTGACGCAAATCACCGATTACACATCGCTGCAGACCGCAGTAGTTGAATATCTCGCGCGCGATCAGGATACGACCATCATCGCGCGCGTGCCTTCATTCATCCAGATGACGGAGGCCAAACTCAACCGCATGCTGTTCGTTCGCCAAATGGAGCAGCGCTCCAGTGCCGCGGTGACCGCTGGCGGCACGGATTCGGAGTTCATCCTCCTCCCGAGCGACTTCCAGTCGATGCGGCGTGTGCGAATATCGAGCGTCACCGGCAAACCGTCCCTTGAGTTCAAGTCAGGGACGCAGATGGATGAGTTCCGGTTTTCCACCGCTGATGTCACCGGCCAGCCGAAATACTTCACGATCCTCGGCTCTGAGATGGAGTTGGCCCCGACGCCGGCCTCCGACATCACCCTGGAGATGATCTATCGCCAGACCATCCCGGCGCTGGTCAGCAACTCGACAAATTGGCTTTTGACCATGGCGCCCGATCTCTATCTCTACGGCGCGTTGCTCGAATCCGCCCCCTACATCAAGGAGGACGGCCGCATTCAGACGTGGGGAACGGGATTCCAGTCCGCGCTTGACGGGATCAACACGCTTGGCATTACCTCGACTTTCAATGCTGGGCCACTCACGGTTCGGACCTCGGGGCAGACGCCTTGACCCTCGTCGTCACGCACAATTACGTCTCGACCCGGCCAAATACCAACGACACGAACCGCATTGGCTCGACCCGCTGGAACGAAAACCACGCCCTCACGGGGACGGCCGACGCCTCGCAGCTCAATGCGAACGTCGTTCAGGACATCACCAGCGATACCAACGTCCGCGGCTCGATTTCGACGCAAAACCTGACTCTGGCATGGAGCGGCACGCTTGCGGCCGGGCGCGGCGGGTTCGGTGCCGATATCAGCGCCTCCAACGGCGTCCCGCTGTTTGCCACCGGCGTGGCCACGTTCACGGGCACGACGGGTAGCGCCAATTTCGTGCGCGCGACCTCGCCGACGCTGGTCACGCCGCTACTCGGTACGCCGACATCAGGCGTTCTGACCAACTGCACCGGCCTGCCGCTGTCGACCGGCGTCACCGGCAACCTTCCCGTGGCCAACCTCAACAGCGGGACCTCAGCGTCATCTTCTACGTTTTGGCGAGGCGACGGTGCATGGGCTGCACCGGTGGGAACTGTGAGCACGACCGGCTCCCCATCCGCCAATCAAGTCGCCACCTTCAATTCAAGCACGGTCATTCAGGGCGTCAATCAGGCATCTCTCTTGACTGCGGGGAGCGGCATCGCCGTTACCGGCACGACGAATGCAACGATCGCGCTCGCATCGCAGGCTGCTTT